TCTTTCTGCTCTAGCTTTATCAATAGTAGCTAGTAATTCCTCATATTCTGCTTGTACAGTTAAATGTGGAATGTTATCCTTATAAAATTTTGTGATTTCCTCTCTACGTTGAGCCATTTCTTCTGGACTCATCTGAGGTTCTTTATCCTGTAAGTCAGGATTTAACTCTTTTACTTCTGCCATATCTATTGGTTTTAAAATTTAAATTATTTACAAATATATATAAATAGTTTAAATTTCAAAAGTTTAATAGACTTTTTTATGACATAGGATTTTGAGTAAGTATGGTTATCAAACTATTAACGTCTGATATACTGTGTGATTTAAAACCCATAACAAAGTTTTCTACAAACCAATTATCATCAGTAATTTGGGCATTAGAAGGTGTAGTAAACATTGTAATCTCATTTACTATTTTTTGATACATATATTCTTTTGGTGTTGTGCAAGATGATTCTATTTCATTTTTTGTAAAACCTGCACTTACTAATTCTGCCTCTGTCATAATCTACCATTTTACTTTGTGTGACCAATATCTTGCTGATAATTTACTAGGATTTCTATCTTGTGCGTTATGTCTTGCGTAATAAGACTTTTTTCTAGCTTTATCTTTAGCTGACTTAGGATTTTTACCAGCTCCTTTTACGCCTTGTTGACCAAAACGTATAGTTTTTACTTTATCCCCTACTTTAGCTACTACGACATGGGATTTTTTAGGATGACTAGGAGTACGCTTAGGTTTATTATAACCTGATACACCTGCTCTTGCTAATCTTGGATCTTTTTTCTTTGCCATAACTATCTTTTTTTACCCTTGTGTAAACCATGGCTTGCGTGTTGCTTACCTTTTCTTGTTGCTTCTCTTTTCTTTTTATTAGCTGCAGCTAGTTTAGATCTACCTTTCTTAGAACTTTTAAGTTTTTTGATAGTGGCAGCAGGAGCATATACTTCTCCTGTCTCAGAGCTTTTCTTGCCTGAAGGAGTTCTCCACTTCTGTTTAGTCCATCTATCTAGACTCTTTTGTTGTTTTGTCTTTGACATTTACTTTCCAACTTTCTTCTGTGCCATCTTATGTGATGCACTAAATGATGCTCCTTTTTTCATTGCATCAACCATCATTTTGATGTGTTTCTTAGTATGATGTACAGAATGTTTCTTA